GCGAGGTTGACTGATCTATCCCCTGATTAACTTTCTAGTTCAACGACAAGTATATCTGCACCTACCTCTTCGCCTTCTTCACAGTACCTTTTCTTAGCAGTAAGAATTGTTACCAAAGAATCATCTACAAATGTTATTCCGCTGAGAGCATCTAAACTAGACCTTACGAGTTTGTCTAAGTCATTTCTTCGAATCGTAACATTTCTAGGTGACCCTGTACGGAGAGTGCCATTTGAGTAATAATGAGCCTTCGGACGCCTAAACCTAAAAGTGGCCTCCACATAACAAGCACCCTTGATAGGTGGTTGTTTTATTTTACTTGCTTCACTTCTTACCAACTCTCGCCATGGTTTTACTCTTTTACTTACTTCAATCATTCG